GCGGCGCTTAAATTGATTGTTCCGGATGTTTGAACTACGCCGGCAATAGTAATTGCCAAAGTACCAGTAAAGGTTTGTAATTGACCTAAAGTTACAGAAGCCATAGAGCCACTGCGTAACCAACCAGGAATAGCTACTTCTGGATAACGAGTCATCAATAAACTACCGGGCAATTGAGTGCCATTTTGATAGCCATTGAAATAAATACTAGCAACAGTAGCTTCGTCTGAGCTGGCTCCGAAATAACTTTGAACTCCTGCGGCATCAGCAAAATTTAATACAGTGCCATAAGGGGCTAGAGCATTTTGAGTAAGCACTAGACCATTTAGATCAACTGCTATACCATTAGCCGATAAGACTGAAGGTACTACTTGTACTACTTGCGAAAAAGGAATGGTACTCATAAATTCTCCTAGGGTTTAAATGTCTGATCTATTGGAGCCAGTCCAATATCAACAGCTTGCATCGATTGTTGCTGAGTTGATAGGGTTGGGTTATATTGTAAACTGGCTACCAGTTTCCATCTTTGCTCATATTGTGCTTCTCCATCAATAAGAGGAATTTGGATAGGATCGTCTGCATACAATGGTTGAATATTTGACGGAAAAATCTGAGTCGCATATTCGTCACGAAACAATGCCATAGTTTCCACTGCCCAAATTTGTGAACTTGGACCATAAAAATCTAATTGCATTGAGTATTTCGTAGGGGTTAAAACTGTTTTGCCTTGGTCTGAAGATTGGTAGTTATCTATGTTAAAAGATAAGCGATCCATACCCGTATTGTTCATGGTGATAAAACCACCTTTTGGCATAGGGACTTTATTGTCTTGGGCTTGCACAATTTGTACTTTAGTAGGAATGAAGCTTTTTAAAAAAGTCCTCATAACCGTAAATACGTCTTGATCATTGATATCCAAAACAACTGACATATTATTCTTCTGTCCATTCTATAGTTAAATAGATTGTAAGACCATCGGGAATTGCATTACCCCCTAAAGAAATACTAATGCTTTCATTAACTCCTCGTAATATAAGAGCTTGATTGTTTCTTATCCCAAAAGAGGTATCAATAGGGAAAATGGGAATTCCACTTCCAGTCAAAGCTGAAGGACAAACAAATTGAGTAGCAGCAAACAAAGTGCCAGTACCTAAAGTGGTTGGATTTGCAGAATATTGATTCACCACTGCCGTAGGGGCAGAATTTAAAGAATCATATTTGGTTGGTGTTGGATGGGTAATCGTTCCCCCAGTATTGGCAGTAGTTCTCTTGTATCCATAAAAATCTACTTCAGCTGCACCAGTAGAATCAGCGGACATTTTAATACGAGTAATTTTGATAGTTTTGGTTGCAGATCCAACTAATTGAAAAATGTCAGTAGCCGTAGCTACTGGTATAAGATCAGATGCCACCACCGAATAAGTTGGAATACCACCAATGGCATTACCAAATGAATCTATTGCAATTTCAGCACTTGCTGCTTGACCGGGGGTTGTTCCTACATTGATTTGCATAATTAGTCCTGTTGTAAAGTTACTACTACGTGGCACCAATCAGGCCATGTTTCCATAACCTGGGTAATAAGCCAATTCTTATTGCAACTTCCTGGAGTTTCCGGAAACACCAAAATATCTCCGCCAATTTGGTCTGCTCTAACTACCCCAGCGGCATTACCATACATATAGACCGAACGCATAATGCCGTTAATATTTAAACCATCTATATGCTTTAGATCAGTAGCGCTTAATGCTTGTATTTGTGCTTGTACTGTTAAAGTAATAGTTTTAGGCGTTCTTTTACCAGCATCATCAGTTATATAACCGTTTGATTGTACCCAATTTATTTCTTGGTTGGGATTGGTTACTTGAATGTATTTATTAGCAATGCCACGCAGATTCATTATTAGCCTTTAGTAAAATCTGAACCAGCTTTATTAACTGCGTTCTGGACTGTATCTCTCATATAAAAGGTATCTCTTAATGGAGCGTTAAATCCTTTTTTTGCTACAGTAGAAGGAGCATTGGGAGGAAAATTAGTATTAGTAATTTGCTCTTTCATGTTCATAGCAGCTACTCTACCTAATTTTTCCAAAGTATCAAAAGCAGTTTGTTGACCTAAAACTACTCTTGGTATATCACTAGCAACTTGTTTAACCCAATCATCTTTGTAATTTTTGATTGTAGGTCTCATAAAAGGTCTTGCTGGTACTTTAGCTGCTGGAGCGCCAAATTCATTGATTGCCGCCACTTCAGCAACTGTCATTCCATTTTCATAACTGAATCCGGATGGAAAACCTACTTGCGCAACTAAATTCTCAAATTCTTCCGGCACACGCTCAAGCGTAAGCTTTATTTTATCGAGATTTAATTGCTTCATCCAAAGTACCCGCCGGCCCTACGGAATCCTAAGTTTTCTGGACTACCACCAACGTATAAACCTACGTTAGCTACAATGCGTAATAAAGCTCTTAATTGGTTGCCATACGGAGTAGTAGCTAACCACCAACCGAAAGCTGTTTTAATTGGAGGCGGCACAAGGGATACATTAACTGTACCCTCGGCCGAACCTTGTACTACGACTGCAGGAATTCCTGCATTTATAAGACTAAAAGATGCCGCTAAATGGGCACACATAAGATCAATAGCTAATTGCAATTGTTTAGATTGAAAATTCCAAGGATAGTTATTATCTATGTTGATATACGCAGTACCCATAGTCCACCAACCTTCAAGTTGAGCAGGAGGAAACAAAGTAGTATTCTCAAATTGAGGAAATTGGTTCCGAAATGCTTCGTCGTTGTAGACTGGTGTAATAGACGTCATATTAGATGTTTCCTACCTTTGGACCATCTTCTTTTTGATAATCCGCATCAGTTAATGGTGCTGACTCATCTTTCAAATTCATATCAGCAGCTACTTTTTCAGCTTCCGCTTTTTTAGCTTTTACTGTTATAAATCCTTCTTTTTCATGATTTTTGAATGAAGGATTCTTTTGAAGTTCTTCTAAATCAAAATCAGTAATTTCTGTTGATACGCCTAATGGAGTAATCAATCGATCGTTTGCTACACCTGTTCCGCCTTTAATTAGAACAGCATGTCCTTTAATAGGAATATCTCCGCCGCCAGCTATCCAATTTGTGTAAAGTTGGTCATTGGCTAAAGTTGAAAACACATAGTTTTTTGACATTTTAATTTTCCTTTTTGATGTTAAGAAAGACGGAGTTTCCCCCGTCTTCCCATTCTACATCAATTAAATGCCAGAGTAACGAACTACAGCATAAGGACGCTTAAGCAATACACCAGCTGTTGCATTGGCGTAATCTTCTTCGTATGCCTTAGCTTGCTTTTCCACGCCTAAAGCTTGGAATTTAGCAGGAACTACTTGCACCCATGTGCGCTCATCATCACTACCACCATCAGCTACCATTTCGGCATAGAGATAGAATACGTTAGCGCTACCGTTTGCTGCATTCAACTGTGGAGCTGAAACAACGCGCAGTTTTGGATAAGTCTTAGCAAGCCAATCACGAACTGAAATACCGAAGTCAGAAGTTACTGACAGATATTGGTAGCTAATTGTTGGCAATGCCAAAGTCAATTCCACATCTTCTGGGTTAATGGTATCTTGAGATTGATTTTGCAACTGAGCGGCTGCAACACGAATATCTGCAATGATTTGCAAGAAAGTCTTAGTTGACCACAAAGTAGAACTACCTGTACCAGTTGCAGCAACTGTTACGTATGCTGGTAGACCTGGATCGTTCAAGAAACCATAAGTCAAGTTACTACCATTATTGAAACCGTAGAAACCTACTAAGTTACGCTGAATTTCAAGAGACAAAGCTGCTGAAGCACGTTTTTCAGCAGAAGTGCTGATACGAATGCGAGCTGCGCGAGCTTCTTCAAGCATACCTACTTTGATGCCCTTTTCAAAACGGATAACAGTACGGCGAACAAAGTTAGTATTCCAAGATGCCAAAGGAACGTTTGTGTAATCGCCATAAGGAACGGCATTACCAATTGGCTCCAAGAGACCTTGAACGATTTCTTGATCTTCCCATGAACCTGTTGTAGTAATACCAACGAGCTCATCGATCTTGCGAGCTGCAGTAATTACTTTAACAAAGCCAGGAAGCCAGTTTTGCAAGAATTGTACTGGAGTAGTAATAGAAGGAGCTGACACATCGCTTTGAGTATCCATTGCGTAATTAGCCATTGCCTTCAGATTTTGTGCTCCGAAGTTAATGCCGAGGTCACCGAGTGCAGCGTAATCGGCAACATCTTCGGCAGACATTTGCACCGAGCCAACTTGGCGGGGAGCGATTGAGCTGCGTTCGATAGATTTGTTCATGTTTCAGTCCTTATTATTCAGTGATACGGATAGCTGCTAAGCCAGTACCGGTTGTTGGGTAATTCCAAACTACGCAATTAGGAATCAATGCGTTACCAGTTGTAGCAGAAGCACCAGGAGCTACAGTAGAAAGAACGCCAGTAGTAGTGTTGTATTGAACCAAATCACCAATATTAGCAGCACCAACTAAGGTTACGCAAATAGTACCCATAGTCATAAATTCACCTTGTGAATTTGGACCTAAGAACAAAGTTGGATCTAATGGAGCACCACCAACTGCGCCGTAAGAAGCATAGGCTTTTGGGTTAACCAAAATACCAGCAAACAAGATACCAGTACCAACTACACCACCTTGAGTAGCTACGTTAGTAGAGTTAGATTTTGTAAATGCCAAACCAATTGTTCCACCAGTGGAATCAAGAGTTAAGGAATCTACACGTTGTGGACCGTCAACAATCAATTCACCGGGAATACCAAATCCCAGATTGACGTTAACTGTGGATTGGAAAGTCGCAGCAGTCATGATTATTTACCTTTTAAGAAACGTTGAACGAAATTACCCTTGCGAGCTACAGAATCCATAGCTACGCGACTTGGGGTACCCTTGCCTTTGAGGAATGATTCTAAAGCAACTACGCGAGCTTCTTTAGATGCTTCCAAGCCAAGCTTTTTGCAGCCATACTTAGCCATTTTGTCCAAATCCATATCTGAATGATCAAATGCACCGATATGAGCGGATAGCTGATTGTATAGCTTAGATTTCATAACCATGTTAGCTTCAACAGTACGAGCAATAGTTGCTGCGTCCATGCCTTCAGCACGTTGGCCTTCTTTTTCTTCTTTCTTTTGGCCACCTTGGACGATTGGATCTTCTTCGTCTTTAGTTTCGCCTGGCTTCTCTTCGTCGCCATCAGGTTTGGTCATATCTTCGTCTTCAACAGCTTCCATACCTGCTGAACCATATTGTTGACCGGTTAATTCTTGGATTTTTGCTAATTTAGGCATGACTTCTTCAAGGAATTTATGAACTTCCTCAAGAGACATATCCTGCTTTTTTTCGCTAACTTCAGCGACTTTGTTTTCTTCAGCCATGTTTAAAAACTCCTTGTTATCTACGGTGAAAGTGAAATGATCTAAAACTGCTACATCCGGACCCATGCGTCCATTCTCGACAAGGGCCAAATGATTACCTCGAATATCCCGTTGCACATAGTCATACTTTACTCCATCATAAGTACCTGGAGCGTATTCGTATCTGCAACGGTATCCGCAGGATAATTCTTTTTTACCATTAGCAATGAGATTTGCCATTGCTTCGGAAAATACTTTAATATTGCCTCTAAGCGTTTCGCCATCAAAATGCACATCCTGACCAATAACACCTTGTACGCCTTTTTGCTCAGAGGGGGTTAACCCAGCATCTTCACTTCCTAGCATAACGTGATTATCGATCCAAGGGATCAATTTAAAGGAATCAATACATTCTTTAGTACCAAGCTCTTCCGCTGGTCTATACACCATGTATATACGGTCTTGATCGCATTCTGGGGAAACTGAACGTCCAGAATAAGGAAATACTCCCACCATGGATAACGGATTGTCTTTTACTTCAAACCATCCATTAGTATCATATTCACGCTTATCCATACCCGAAGCATTAGCTTCAGCCGCTTCCGCAATTTTTTCTTCGTCGCCATCAATTTTGGGAAACAAGTCTTCTGGTGCATCCTCTATAGTAGCCCATACAAAGTCGCTATGCTCATCATTTAGTTCGGGCTTGAATTCACCATCATTGCACCCAAACAAACGCACCTTACCCTCCGAATAAATAAGATTAATCCCAGTTTCCGGTACGTGCATTGTTTCTTCCCGAGATTCTCTGATAGCGCCTTCAATTGGAGATTCCCCGTCTTCTACATGTCCGCCTGGAAAGCCCCAAGTATTATCTTTAGTACGTTTCATCCAAAGGATTTTGTCGTCGTCAGTATAGACTATGAAAGCTACTACTTTCGAATCAGGTTCTTCTTTCAAATCCCGTTTATGGGATTCTTTCATTTTTTCTGTTTCTACTTCATCCACGCCATGTGTTTTACGTGCGTTGGAGTAAGCAATAGCAACTGATTGTTTGGGGTCATGCCCTGCTTTAATCAGTTCACGAATGTTGTTTTGCACTACTTCTTTTGAATAACCGGCTTGTAATGGCATTAACAAGTCCTTCCTGTCTGAACTGGTATATTTGTTACATTTAATAATACTGTAGCTTCTCTTGTGTTGCCTTCGGATGTGGCAAATAAAGCTCTAATTGTGTAAAGCTGATTTACTTGAGGCGTGGGGATAATACCCCCAGAAATTTGCACTGAAATAACTTTACCTATATCAGCCACTGTGCCGTCCGGAAAAGTAATAGGATCAGCATTGATTGCTGGCCCCAATAAACTAAGACCTAATTGATCCGCTGCAACAGAAGTAACCGAAGTAATAACCTCTAAAGCATCAAGGATATAAGTGCAGTCAATATCATAGTAGATTGCTTCGGAAGTCCGTTTTTCTAAAATGTAACTATTCATGAGCTTGCCAATAATCCTGTCTTGGTGAAACTTGCCAATAATTTTGTCTTTGGGCTACCTGCCAATTTGTCGGTCTTGGCGAAACGTGCCATACTAAATCCGATTTTTGGAAAATAGGCGCACAAACATAAATATCTACTGCATTGCCTTGTTCTAATACTGCCACTATGACATAAGTTTTGCCATTAGTAGAATCTTGCGCCAAAGCTGCTTCGCTAATATTAGCAGAAGCGACTAATACTTGGTTGACTAAATCTTGTGCTAAACCCGCTTCTACAATATGTGCCTGAGCAATCATATTGGCAGTTAAAGCATCTTCTGCATTAGCGGATTCAAGCATTTGAGCATAAGCAGTCATTTGCTCGCTTACTGCATCTGAAGCTAATCCTGATTCTGCAATAGCCAATAAAGCAATAGCATTTTCTGTTTGGTAATCAATAGCTATACCAGCTTCTATTACCGTTAAATAAGCTACTACATTTTGGAAAACACTATCATGAGCGTTTCCTGTCTCAGTAACCGTTACTGAAGCAATCATATTCTCTGTTACTGCATCTAAAGCATTGCCTATTTCGCTTATAGACACGCCAGCAGTCATATTTTCTGATACGGTGGATATAGCATTAGCAGCTTCGCTAATAGTTGCTATAGCACTCATATTTTCGGATTGTGCATCCGTAGCATTACCAGCCTCA